GACGATCTGCTGCGTTTCATCGAAATCATGGACGGCACACTTGCTGACGGCGAAGATCGTCAGATGTCGTGGCGCAGCTTGTCAGAAAGTCTGCGCGACATGCTGAACGGAAAGTCGACCGAAGACTGATCATGAAGAACGAACTGAAAGAACAACTGAACGCAGTGCGCGCAGACATTCGTGCGCTTGAACTTCAACTGAAAGCGATCGAAGCGCAGAAAGCACAGCGCATCTTCATGACAGCGTTCCAGCGTATTCGTGCGCGCAAAGCGTATCGCGACGCGATCAAGATCAGAAAGCAGCGCATCGCTGCGCTTCGCGGCAGAATCGATCTGCTTGAAGAACGACTGAACTGCGCATAGATTTCAATCTGATGTGATGCGACGGGGGTGATGTCCCGTCAAACACGAAGCGCGTCATCTGTTGTTGGTTTTCGAACCTGATGCAGATGGCGCGCTTTTCATTTCACTGCACACAGAATCTGCACAGCAGCGCTGAAATCTGACAGCAGTGTGATCACGCGTCAGAACCCGAAGAAACGCATCAGGCGCGATCTGGTGCGCGAAAAAGCACTGCACACGAACAGTGGACATCTTGAAAGCGATCGACTATCGTGCTGATCGCTATGGCAAGAACGACATCGAAAAGCAAGACAGCGTCGCGCAAGCGCGTGCTTCAAAGCAAGAAGCAGACATCACGCAGCGTGACGATCACTGACGATGCAGCAGCAGACGACAAGAAGATCGCTGCGCTGCGTGTTGAACGACGCAAGCTGCGATCGCTGAAGGCGCATCCGAAGAATCCGCGCAAGCACCCGAAGAAAGGCAGTGAAGAATGGGAGACACTGCGCGCTTCGCTTGCTGACGAATACTTCGACCCGATCGTGTTCAACGAACGCAACGGCATGCTGATCAGCGGTCATCTTCGAAAGAAGATTCTGATCGATGACGGCTTCGTCGAAGCTGACTGCGTGATTGTCGACTGCGATGAAGACACACACGTCGCGCGAATGATCGCAGCGAACAAGCAAAGCGGAATCGATGATCTGCCGAAGCTGACCGATCTTCTTGCAGAACTGCCAACAGACTTCGACGTCAGACTGACAGGCATGACGATGGCACAGATCGACAATCTGAAAGTCGATGACGGTGACGAAGAAGGAACGACAGACGCTGACGACGGTGACGACTACGAAAAGAATCCGATCGAAGTCCCTGCTGATCCTGTTTCTGTTATTGGCGAAGTGTATCATCTTGGGCCGCACAGACTGATGTGTGGTGATTGCAGGAACGAAGCACACGTCGACAAGCTGATGGGCGACAAGCAGATCGCAGTCGCTGTCACGTCGCCGCCGTATGCATCGCAGCGCGTCTATGATGAAACCAGTGAATTCAAGCCGATACCGCCTGACGAATATGTCGAATGGTTCAACAAGGTTCAGTCGAACGTCGCGCGTCACTTGGCCGATGACGGTTCATGGTTCGTGAACATCAAAGAACATTGCGAAGACGGTGAACGGGTCATGTATGTGAAAGACCTGACGCTTGCACACAAGCGAAAGTGGAACTGGCGATTCGTCGATGAATTCATCTGGACACATGGCGGCACACCGAAAGCGCCGAAGCAAAGATTCAAGAACGGATGGGAACCGATCTTTCAGTTCACGAAAGCACGGCACGCATTCTATCCTGACAACGTCATGGTCGATTCAGACGCGATTCCAGAATGGCAAGGGCATCATCCGAATGATGAAAAGATTCAGAAGTACGGATGGACAGAAGGGATGAAGAAGCAGTCTGCTGATCCAAGAAAACGAAAGTTCACGCAGACTGTTAAAGGCACAGGTGAGACTTTCGGCGATGATGCACAAGGCAAGGGCAACAGTGGCGGCGGCTGGAAGTCTGACGATGGCAAAGCGTATCCGTCGAACGTCATCAGTTGTGGAAAGAACCGTGAAGCTGTCGGTCATTCTGCTGCGTATCCGATCGGTCTGCCATCGTTCTTCATCAAAGCATTCTCGAAAAAGAATGACGTCATTTACGATCCGTTTCTTGGATCAGGCACGACGATGATTGCAGCAGACATGAATGACAGAGTCTGTTACGGAATGGAAATTTCGCCAGCATACTGTGACATCATCAGAATGCGATGGGGCAAGTATTGCGAAGCGAAGGGAATCGAAGCAGGTGCAGACGCACTGTGATCGTCATGGCAAAGGGAAGAAGAATCTTGCTGACAGGCAAGCGCGGCGCAGACATGCGCAAAGCACAGCGCGAAGCTGAACAAGAAGAACGCAGTCGTCTTCAGAAGCAGAACGCGTTCTTGAAAGAACTACTTGAAACGCGCGGCATGATCGCGATCGCAGCGAAGCGTGCGAAAGTGCCGCGTCGCACAGTTTACTACTGGCTTGAACATCACGAACGCTTCAAAGAAAAGTTCGACGACACGATCGAAGAAGTGAAAGACATGATCGAACTGAAAGGCATCGCTGCGCAAGCTGACAAGGGCAATCATCAAGCTGCGTCGAAGTGGCTTGCTTCACGCGCGCCTGAACGCGGCTACGGTCGCGATCGACTTGAACTGACAGGCGCAGACGGTGGGCCGATCGAAGTCAGATCGCCGACGCTTGAAGAAGTCGCTGAAAAGTGCGACCCGACACAGCTTGCGACGATGCTTGCGCGTGTTCTGAAAAGCGACGACAGTTCTTCTGACGAAGATGAATGACGATGATCAATCGTGCAGCGTGTGCGCCGCAGTGTTCGAACAGAACGACACTGAATGTTCGTATTGTCACACGAAGCGTGATTTGAAAATTGTTTCAAACAGCGAAGAAGATGAAGACAACAACAGCAGAAGAATACGATCCGAATCAGAAGATTGAAGAAGCAGCGTCAGTCGCAGACGGCACAGAAGCAGAAGTCTTCTTCACGCAAGTCGCGACGTTCTTGAAGCAGTTCGCAGACAACGGCGGTTTCACACATCGCTTCGAACGAAACGACGACACGCACATTCATGATGACGCATGAATGACGACGAAATCGAAGAATTCTACGGCAGCGCTTTTCGCACGCTTGTCGAAAAGGCGCGCAGAAACTATCTTGCATTCTATTCGCTGTTCGCGCTGCGCCCTGATCATCCGAAGGTCGTCGACGACTTTCAAGAAGTGCTGTGCAACAAAGTGCAGCGTGTGCTTGATCACATCGACAGCGGCAGACAGACGACGTCAGCGCCGCCGCAGCACGGCAAGTCAGACGCGATCGTGAAAGTCGCAGTGCCGTGGGCGATGGGCAAATATCCCGGCATTCAGATTGGCCTTGCAGCGTGGGACTTCCCGCTAGTCGAAGAACTTTCGACTGAAGCAAAGTCGATCGCGACGCATCCGTGGTATCAGCTTGTCTTCCCTGATCTTGAAGTCGATCAGACGATCAATCGAATCGTGAACTGGGGCGTCACGAACGGCAGTCGTATGCGTTCAGTGTCGCGCGGCAGATCGCTTGTCGGTCGACGTGTCGATTGGTTCATCGGCGATGACTTGTATCCGAATCGTGAAGCAGTCGAACGCAAGACGATGCGCGCGAAAGTCAGAAAGTGGTTCTTGTCTGACTGTCTTCAGCGACTGTCGCCGAATGCAGTCGTCTGGCTTCTTGGCACGCGCTGGCATCCTGAAGACTTGTGTGGCTATCTGCACAGCGACGAATATGTCAAAGACGTCGAAGCAGCAGGCGAAGTCGCTGAACTGTATGAACACATGAACTTCCCTGCGCTGTGCGACGACGAAGAAAACGATCCGCTTGGCAGACAGTTCGGCGATTCGCTGTGTCCTGCGATGGGTCGTGATGAAAGCTTCTTGAAAGGCAAGCGCGGGTCGATGCCGTCATACGAATGGAACAGCTTGTTCCAAGGTCGACCGCAGTCGCAGTCTGCTGAACAATTCGATCTGTCACGCTTGAACTACATCGACGCTGCTGACGTGCCGATGACAGGCATGTCATGGGCGCGCGGCTGGGACTTGGCGACAACAGAAAAGTCGATGAACGATCCGTCAGCAGGCGCGAAATGCGCATGGCACGCTGAATCGAAATCGTTCTACATCTTCGACATGTTCAACAAGCGTCTTGCGTGGCCGAAGCTGAAGCGACAGATCATTCGCATCGCGCTTCGCGATCGTGGCATCTGCGCTGACGATCTTGATGAAGATCAGTTCGAACGACTGCGACATGTCGCACGCATCAAGCCTGAAGACTTACTGACTGAAGATGAAGCGTTCGAAGACAACGCTGTGCTTCAGATCGGCGTCGAAGGCGTCAGCGGCTTCGCGATCGGCTTCAGCGAAGTGCGCGACTGTCTGCGCGGCTTCTGTCGTGTGCGCAAGAAGAACCCGCCGAAGAACATCGACAAGCTGACGCGTGCGCTGCCGTGGATGAACTGGATCGACGACGGCAAAGTTTACATCGTGCGCGGCGCATGGAACAAAGACTTCGTCGATCAGCTTCAGTCGTTCCCTGACGGCGATCACGATGACATGGTCGACGCTGTGTCGATCGCACGTGAAATGCTGACGAAGAAAGCGATCCCGAAGCACGCGTGATCGCTTGTCGCTGAAGAAGCACGTGTCGAAAGGCGCGTGCTTTTTCTTTGCAGCAGTTTCTTGATGCGCTTATGTTCTGCGCAGCGAAGAAGAAGATGAACCCTGTCAAGATTCACACTGACATGAACGCGTTGCAGCGTAGCGCAGCGCTGATCGACACAGCTTCGCGCACAGGCAAAGACATCGAATTCACAAAGGTGCTTGAATCATGAACGAAGAACACTACAAGAACACGACAGAAGCAGAACAGTTTCTGAAATTACAACTGATGCGCGGCCCGTGGGAAGATGTCGCCGTCTTCAACGGCAATTCGATCATCATCGAAGCATGCACGACAGAAAGCTATTCGAACATGTTCGATGCTGCTGCTGACAAAGCAGTGTATCGTCTGCATGACGAAAGCATCTACAGCGCAGATCAAGTCGAACGACTGCTTGCGACATTCGAAGCAACGCTGAACATGATCGGTGCAGTCAACAGAACTGAAGTGCTGCTGTCGATTCAGATCGAAGCAGCGCACGGCATCTGGCTTGTGCCGATCAACGATGTGCCGATCGACTACGTGCTGAACGTGATCGAGGCGCACGACAGATTCACTGAAGCACTGCGAAGACAATCATGAACATGCTGAAAGCAAAACCACTGAAGCCGATCAATCGCAACATCATCGTCAAGATGGATGATCGGGAAACTGAAACGACAGGCGGCATTCATCTGCCTGAACAATCACAGATCACGCATACGTGGGGCGACGTCGTCGCTGTCAGCGATCAGTGCGAAGACTTCGAAGTCGGTGATCGTGCATACGTCCCGCTTCACGTCGGCACGCACATGCGAATCGATCGACACGACGATGTCATCATCGTCGATGAACGAAAAGTTCTGATGCGCGAAGCTGCGGCGCAATAACGCATAAGCTCATGGATGGCGAACTAGAGACTCTCGATTGCAGGAACGGCGTTGTTCGCCATTCCATGCAGCGCCTTGTTCTGCCTTGTGGGGTGATGCTCTACAACGCGGATTGCATGGAGGTAATCAGAGAAATCAAGGCCGATGCGATAGTGACTGATCCACCGTTTGGATCGACCGCTTGCCATTGGGATCAACACCTTGATTGGCCGCTGCTGTGGGATTCATTAGGTGAGGATGGAGTGATCGCGCTGCACTCAGCTCAACCGTTCACGCATCCACTGATTGCCAGCCAGATCCGAAACCACAAATATAGTTGGATCTGGCAAAAGAATCTCGCCACGAACTTCTTCCACGCGAAGCGGCAACCACTCCGCGCCCATGAGGAAATCAATGTCTTTTATCGCAAGTGCGGTCGCTACTACCCTCAGATGAGCGAAGGTCATTCGCCGACTCAATCAGCCAAAGGGAAAAGTAAGGGAGTGCTGTGGCACGGTGAGAACGTGAGGGATGAAGCAGGGGGTAAAACTACGCGATACCCTCAAACCATCCTCGACTTTCCTGTGGTCGATCCAAAATGTCGAATCCATCCGTCGGAAAAACCAGTCGATCTGCTTGAATATCTGGTGCGAACCTACACCCGCGAAAGTGAAACCGTCCTCGACTTCTCGATGGGAAGCGGGTCAACAGCAATCGCCTGCATTCGGAGTGGGCGAAAGTTCATCGGCATCGAGCGCGACACCGAAATCTTCAACACGGCTAAGGAGCGAATCATTTCTTGGCAGAATAGCAACACAACAACAAAACAAAAAAAGCATCATGGCTGAAAAAACAGAAATCGAAGAAGAAGAAGTCGGCAAGCGCTTCGCTGATCTTCCCGAACACATGCAACAAGACGAAGACGTTCCCGCGTTTCTTCGCAATCGTGGCAAAAGACTCGGCAAGTTCAAAGAAGTGTGTTCTGCGTGCAACGAAGTTCACGACGAAGTGACGCTGACCGTCGGCGACGACGGCTTCAGCAGATACAAGTGTCCCGTGAATCATGCGATCGTCATCAACACGCCTGACGGTCTTGTCTGCGAAGCGAATGTGATCGAAGAAGACGACGTCGTCGTGAAGATGTCTGACGCTGGCAATCGTCATCTGTCTGCGCAGATCGCAGATCGCGACGACACTGAACCGATCACTGTCGAACGCGCTGTGCGTGCGCCGATCAAGTCGTCATACAGCGAAGGCACGTTCAGCATCATCAAGACTGCGAAAGGCAGACTGACGAAGTGCGAAGAACGCAAAGACGAACTGCGCAAGCTGATCGAAGAATCGCAGAACGAACTTGCGTCGCTGACGACTGAAAGCGATCTGCTTCGTGACACGATCAGCAGATTCGAAGCGTCGTCTGAAGATGACGCGCAGTCGCTGACGCAGAATTCGAACAAGACGCGTCGTCTTCGTCAACGTGATGACGGCACGTTCGCGCCCATCAAAAAGGCGCAGACAAAGAAGAAGGTGACGTCGCAAGCGAATGACGCTTGAAACACTGACGCTGATCGCAGCAGGCGCGCTTCACAGCTTCGTGGGCGCGCTTGCTGTGCGTGCGTATCTGCGAAGTCGTGTGAAGCTTCACAGACGCGCAGAACGACTGCTGATGCTTGGCAGCGGCATCTACGGCTGGCTTCTGCTTCGCAAGTTCAGCGAAGCGAAGCGACGTCGTTTGAAAAAACTTTCAAACGCAATCACTGCTGGACAGAAACGCTGAAACGTGGCACGACTTATGACGTGCCATGAAGCTTCTGACCCTAGACACACATTCGCCCTTGCGTGGGCGCGCAGCGATCAACGCTGTGACGAAAGAACGACAGTTCATCGAACAGCGTGTCGGCGTGCCGATTCACAAGTTCACTGACTATCGTTCGTTTCTTCTGACAGGCTGCAAGAATGTCTGGGCGACGTTCCGCGCGTGTCATCTGACAGCGAACATCATGCTGTCGACTGAATTCAAGATCACGCGTGAAGACGAAAGCGAAGCACTTGTCGGGTCGCCAGTCAGTCGATTTTTGAATTCACCGAATCGCTTCGATTCGTGGCAAGAACTTCTGTATCTGTGGGTCTTTCACATGAAGCTGACGGGCAACGCATACTGGCTGAAAGACGAACTTGATGGTGCTGATCGTCCGCGTGCGATCTATCCGCTTCTGCCGCATCTTGTGACAGTGATCCCGCATCGCACTGACAAAGTCGCGAAGTATTTATACAAGATCAACGGCGAAGAACTTGAATTCGACCCGTCTGAAATCATTCACTTCAAGCGTCCGCATCCGATAAACTTACACTTCGGCATAGGCGACATCGAAGCGTCACAGACGCTATTCAACAACTTCATCAATCGCGAAACGTATGAAGAAGCGTTCTTGAAGCACGGTGCGATGCCGTCAGGCATCATGACATACAAGGGCAGCGAAGAAACGCCAGCGACGCTTGACGACATGGCTGAAGACGAATGGGGCAAGCTGAAAGACTGGTGGCAACATGAATACGGCGGCAGACAGAACGCAGGCAAGACAGCGTTCGTCACTGGCGAATGGGAATACACGCGACTTGGTCTGACACATCAAGAAATGGAATCGATCGAAAACGAAAAATGGTCGATCGAACAAATCTTCATCAATCATGGCGTGCCGCTGTCGATCGCAGGCGTGCAGAAAGCTGCGAACTACGCGACAGCAAGACAAGATGAAATCAACTTCAGACGCTTTGAAATCGTGCCGCTTCTTGATCTGCTAGTCGGGAAGCTGAATGCTGAAAAAGAATTCGTGAAGCTATTCGACGAACGACAGCGCATCGAATACGAACTGTCAGGCTTGATCGACGTCGAACAAGTCTGGAAAGACCACGAAGGCTTGATCAAGCACGGCGGCATGACGATGAATGAAATCCGCGAGAAGATGGGCTTGCAGCATGTCGATGATCCAATGCTTGATCAGTTCTTCATCGACCAGAACAGAACGCCGCTTGATGTCGCTGGAACTGTGCCGCCTGATGAACTTGATCTTCGAATGATTCAAGCAGGTCTTCCAGTCGCGCCAGACTACAGCACACGCGGACATTCTTGCGTTCGTCACGAAGAGAAGGCGCTGCCTGACAAATATCGTCCTGCGACGAATCAAGATGTGCCAGAAGGAAGGGCTTGTGGCAACTGCGTTCACTTCAACGAAGACGACGTCGCTTCTGATGGCCGCGCAAGGTGCGACCTATGGAACGAATACGTCGAGGGCGGATACTATTGCGACGCTTGGGAATCTTTCGAAGATAAAAAAAAAGAAGATCACAAAGACGAAGTGACACGAAGGAAGCCGCCGCAAGCCGCCATATCGTCTTACCGTGACGGAATCCGAAGACACGAAAACGGTGAAACGGGAAATGGTATCGAGCCGATCACGATACGAATGGCGAAAGACTTCATCGCAGGCGCAATGCCTACAGATGAATGGACTGCGAAAGCGAACAGGTGGTGGGGCAGAAATGAAAGATTTTTAGACGAAGAGAAGGGAAGTCCAGCATACGCAGCAGCGCAACTCTGGGGAGGCAGAGCGGGTTCACGATACTGGAAAGCCGAAGCATTACGAAGAGGACTGATCG